CGTACCTTCAATGACCGCATTGGCGACTTGTTGGGTCGTCAGAGCAGTCTGGGCATCAATCCGAAGTTCTTCCGAAACCAGGTTGAGCTTCTGTTGGGTCTGTACCCCGGCTTGAGCATCAATCAACAATCCCTGCTTCGGCACATTCAGTGTTTCTGCTGTGATGTGCAGTGCCTGCTTGGATTGAACCTCTGCTTGAGCATCCAGCAGAGTACCTTCCTTCGGAATATTAACGAGTTTAGCCTCAGCAATATCCGCTTCTCGCGTAGCAAGGATGACCTTTTGCTGCGATACCAGGATCTCCTGAGAAGCAATATCCACTTGCTTATTCTTCAGGGACACATCTGCCGTTGTCGCAGCAGTTTGTGCGTCAATCAGCTCCCCTTGCTTTGGCAGGTTTAGTGCTTCGGCCACCAGGTTGGCTTTTTGCTGTTCGGTCATCGCAGTCTTGGCTACGATATCCAACGCCTGCTTATCCAACAAAACACCCTGCTTACTCAAGTTGGTAGTTTCGGCAACTACTTGGAGTGCCTGCTTTGCCTGTACCTCAGCTTGTGCATCGAGTACTGCACCATGCTTGGGGATATTCAACGCTTCTGTCGTAAGGTTGAGCTTCTGCTGCCCCACCAATGCAGTCTGGGCTTCCAGATGAGCGATCTCAGCCGGAACCTTGTCCTTGGTCAGGAGAAGGATGTCCTTTTCCACATTGGCCTTGAGTAGCTCCACTTGAACCAGCTCGACCTGGGCATTTGCTTTGGCAACTTCTGCCGTAGCAACCAGGACTTGCTGGGCCATCAGCTCGGCTTCCAGGGCAATACGCTGGCGCTGAACCAGGAAGTTCAGCGAGGTCTGCATGACCGTATCCAGCGATCCCAGATAGACCGTGGCGTACTCCGGACCCTTGATCCGTCCCTTTTGGAACTCAGCTTCCAGATGCGCCTTCATAGAGCGCATCAGGACATCAAAGACACCTGTACCCTCAAGGGTGGATTGGGTCAGGTCACTCAGGGGAACTACTTCTGCCATGGTCTATCCAGAATGAGAGGGGTTAATCAATAGCCTTAGCCATGGCCTGGCGGTGAGCCAGGTCATCCAGTTCTTCCTGGGTCAGCGGAGGCAGGACTTCGATAGCGAACTCGCGGATCATCTTGCCCACGCGGGTTTTGTTGCCCCGCGAATCACGTACCGTCACGAAGATTTGACACTCACGGTGCAGCAGCTGTTGGTAAATGATGTTCGGGACATGCCAACCTTCTTCGGCATTGAACGGGATGTACTTCTTGTAGGTGCCCACACCGGCATTGCCCGCCGTAATGATCTCGCCGTCCCATTCCTTCTTGTTCGGGTTCATGCAGACGAGGCGGATACGTACCAGTCGGGCAGCCTCGTTACGCAAGCGAATACGCTTGGCGGCTTCGGTTTCCTTGGCTTCTTCCACGGCAGCAGCCGATTCATCGTCCTTGGCCGGATCTTCGGAATTCACGGCAGCGTTCACTTTCTCGCGCAGCTTGTCCACGCCAATGGACGGGTGGTAGGAAATACCCAGCATGTCGGCACGTGCCTTCAGGGCAGCGAGTTCATCGACGATCAGGGATTCATCATTTTGGATTTCGGACATTCTTTACTCCAGGGGAGAGGGGTAAAGGAAAGGAAGTTGCCTCCCTTTCCTTGGTTCACTTCACAGTGGGATTACAGCTTCGCCACGGTCTTGATCAGGCCGATACGCTCCGAGCGCAGGACCATGAAGCCGTAGTACCACTTGATCGACATGAAGCCAGTTTCACCATACGGGTCGTTGCGATCCGCAGTAGCTTCACCCGGCTTCTTGTGGGTGATGACGAACTTCACCGACTTGCCATCGGTCTGGAAGCCAATGGTGGTGAAGGACTGATCACCGACAACCAGCATCGGGAAAACGTCGAAGCGACCACCCGTTTCGTAGCAGGTAGCCGAACCCGTGGCATCGGCACCGGCACCAGCCCACTTCATCATTTCCGGAACCACGACCAGACGGAACTGATCGATGGCACCAACTTCGCCAGTAACGGTGTTACCACCAGCAGCGTACTTCTCGACCGAGATGAAGGCAGGGTTGTTGTGCAGATCCTTCATCGCCTTGACGGTCGGCAGCAGCTCGGAACCGATGTACATGACGCGAGCACTCGGAATGGTCTTCGTGTCGATCATGCGGGTGCCGGTGATGGCAGTGATGCCCTTCGGGGTACGGTTGTTGTCCAGGTCGATGGACAGACGGAGCAGATCGCCGTAGGTCACCAGGTCATCTTCACCAACGGTTTCGTTGGAGGTGGCGTTACCGGCGAACTTGATCACGCCAGCGGCGTTGAGCAGGTCGATCTGCAGCGCATCTTCGGTCATCTCGCCAGCACCGTTGAGCATTTCACGGTGGATGTGCGTCTGGAGTTCAGCATCGGAGTCGAAGTCCAGAGATTCCTGGGTGTACTCGTCGAAGAAGCCGAACTTCTCGAAAGAGCCTTCGATTTCCTTACGCTTGAAACCAACGCGATTCACACGACCGCCCGTTTCCGACAGAGCCGGGAGCTTGCCTGAGATGGTGCCGATGTCCTTGGACGAACCATACAGGTTACCCGAACCCTGGGAACTGGAAGCACCGACATTCAGTGCCACGATGGCAGCAGCCTTGGCAGCGGTGGAAACCTTGAAGGTCAGCTTGCCGGTCACCGTAACGGTGGCCAGGCCAGCACCACCCGAACCATCAGCACCCGCAACAGCAGTCACGCCGTCCAGGTTATCCTGGATTGCGGTAACCGCAGCAGCCTTGGAGGCATTGGCGACAGCCAGGACCGTACGCGGCAGGGTGACGAAGTACTGGGCCGAGGTGATGGTGACACCCGCAGCATCGATACCCTGATCGTTGATGTTGGCATCATCGAGCAGCGGCAGGTAGTGGTAACGCTTGATCTTCTTGCCGAAGTTCTTCGGCATGGAAGTGACATCAGCCAGCTGGCCGAAGAATTGGGTCTTCTTGAGTTCGACCAGAGCTTGCTTCTGGTAGAACTGGGTGTTCATCTGGGAACCAGCAGTGGACGGGGAACCGTTCGCCGGATCGTTGTACATTTGACCGTTGAAAGACATAGAGACTTACCTCAGAGTGAATTAAAGGAATCGTTGAGAAACGACTTTGCTGAACTCGTCATCGGACAAAGCCAGAGGATTGAATTCCTCCTTCGTCTTCGACGGCACAGCAGGTTGGGAAGAACTGGCAGCCAGTTTCTTTTCCCGACGCTTGCCTTCATCACCCATCTTCGGTTTCGGCTGTACAACTACAGGCTTGGGCTGGGTTCGTTGTCCCTGAACATTCAGGTGATCAAACCCACCACGAGCCTGAATCGCATCCCCGACTTGCCGGTAGGCTTCGATATCAGACAAACCATTCAAGCGACCAAACATCTGTTCGCGTTCAAGCTCCTTGCTGATGACATCAAATACACCCGATTGGACGTGTCCGTTGATGACCTTCAGCAGGTTCGGTGAATTGGCGATGACGTTCTTACTCGCCGCGTCCCACTTGTTGCTAATGACATCGAGGGTACGGGTATAGCTGGGGGTTTCCTGGATTTCATCCAGTACTGCGTCCAGTTCCAGTTCTCGGTCATCAACCGTGTGACGAGTCGGCTTGTAGTCGCCTGCTTTTTCTGCGTCGAGATCCAGAGGATCTACGCCGCTATCCTTCAGGAGCTTGTTAATCGCATCCGGATTCTTCTTGTCCAGATCAATCAAAAAGCCGAGCTTCTCTTCATCGAGAAGCCCATTATTTTCGAGCAACTTCATCAACTTCAGATTCGGCTTCAAAGCCGCCATCTTCTTGTTGTAGTTGGCTCCCATCTGCATCAGGGAAATGGCATCGTCGATACCGCTAACCTGGATGTCACGACCGTTGGCCTTGAACGGAGCAGTCAACTTCTCGTAAGCAGCCTTGTAGTCGATGGACTGTTCGGCATCCCCGGAGGCTTCAGCAGTTTTTCCTGGGTTACTTTCTTCATTACCCTGCTTGGTTGCGGCTGCTTTGCCTTCCGGAGATTCTTCACCCCCCTCGGCTTCTTCGCCTTGGGTTTCCTCGGTAGCCGTTTCTCCCTGCGAACCTTCACCGGATGCCTCTTCCGGAGTTTCCTCCTCGGCTTCCTGGCTGGTCGGTTCCGGATCGGCTTCTTGCGAGGTTTCTACAGGAACCTCTTCCTGTTCCTGATTGAAGGTCGAGGGATCAAGATTGGCAATCTCCTCGTCCGACATTTCCAGAATGGAACGTTTTTCGTTGGTCATGGTTATTGAGCCTCGGCCAGAATTTCATCACGGGTGGCTTCATCAGCATCCACCGCATGGCGTGCCATGGTGGCACGGATATCCAGGGTATCCAGATAATCACGGAAACCACTCACGGCAATCATTTGGTGATGAATGGAATTCTGCTTTTCCGGAGACTGCATATTCTCATCAGTCAGCAGGCTGACCAGGCGAATAGCTTCTTGTTCGAAAAACCCTTCCATAACCACTTTCTTGAAATCGCGGTTACTACGCAGTCGTGCCAGGGCATCACCCTGGTCAACGATCTTTTGGGCTTGTTTGATGTTAAGTTCAAGTTGTTGGAGTTCGGCAGTGGACATTATCTATCAGTGCTTTCGGAAGTTAATAGAACGGGGGTTATTTAAAACCCCCGCACTATAAAACAATTATTGTTTTCTATTCAATAGAAACTCTTTAAGAATATCTTTATTTTTTTCCTCACGCTTGAATGAATGATCCATTGCTTTCAGTTGTGCCTGACTCTTTGCCTGCTCACCAATACGCTGCAATTCCCTTTCTTGATGAACGCCCGACTCCTGCTCCACAAACTCCAGATTACTCAAATCAGTTTCAGATTTCATCTGCTCCTGTTTAGCCAACTCAGTCCCTACCTTGGCATTATTCAATCCAGAATTAGCGCGGTAATAACCGGCCTGGGCAACCTCAGTATCCAGCTTGGCTTCCAGTAGTCGGATTTCCAGTTCGCGCTGTTTCTGAACCAGGGGATCTGGTTGCGGTTGATATTGCTCAATCCGTTTCGCCAAATCAGGCATCTTCCGCAGTCGGGCAATGTCAGCCAGGATCATCTGGGACATGCCCGGGTCCATGTTATTGCCCATGGTCTGCAGCATAAAGGACAGCTCGCTGGCCTTATTGTGATCTTCCTCTGCCGTGGAAATTGACAGACGGAGATCGAAGTTACCGGGTAGGTCATCACGACGAATAGTTACAAACTCGTCATTGGTGATTCGGATTACTTCCTTATCACTGAGAAACTCGGCATTCATCGCAATAATCTTGCGACCGATTTCCAGAATACCCGCCGACAGACGCCGCAGAATGCCAAGCTCCCGCTTAGACGAGGCGTCCAAGGCACCGCGCACACCAGCAGCAACATCGCCCAGTGCTTGGCCCGAAATACCTTGGCTAAACGACTTGACCCCGGAAAGAGACTCCGCTTCCATGTTCTGCAGTTGCAGCATGAACTGGGCAGACGCCGGAATTTCCGGGTAGGTGTGCATGTGGATACCCTGGCGGGGGTCCACGTTCGCGTTGAACTCGTAGTCCTGCCCCTTTTCGAATTTGCGTCGATTGGTGGTATCGAGCATGTCCTTCCGCATCCCGGTTTGTCCGTTTGCGGATTTGCCCATGATATCGATCATGCCTCGGGTGACTGCCCCGATGATCTTCTGGTTGTCTTCCAGGAGTGCACCATCCGGCTCGCCGTAGGAGGATTTGCGTACCGGGAGGTACTGAGCCACGACAAAAGGCAATTCCTTATCCGGGAAGGGACTTTCTTCCATACGGATCAGGGTATTCCCTACCCAGGCTGCCACGATAGGCTTCAATACACCGTTGCCCTCGATATCCCAGAAGCCCCAATACTCATTAACGATGAACTTCTTCCGCGCCTTGTCGTTGAAGTTGAAATTGCCGATGTTGTCCGGAGCAGCATGATCCGGGGAAGCTAACGGGGAACTCTCATCAAAGTTGATGTGCTTGAGGTTCTTGTACTTCTTGTCCTTCTGCAGGTCGGCCATGCAGGATTCGAAGCTGTAACCGATGAACCTGGCTTTCTTCAGGTTGCCTCGGCAACTGGGATCGATCAACACATTCCGGTAATCACAGATTTCCACCGTGGGGCGGTTCTTGACGGTCTGGAGAACCTTCTTCATCTCCTTGCCAAGGATGCGAGGCTCAATTGGTGCCCCGTTTTCCTTGTACAACTCATGGGCCGTCTTCAGCTCATCCGGAACATCCGTTTCGTACTGGCTGGGAGACTCAGCCTGGAGTTGATCCAGGTGCTGATGCAGGGGGGCCAGTTCCGGATTGATCACATATTCGACAATCGGAACTTCCTTGAGGACTTCTTCCTCTTCAAATTCCCAACCCACCCGAACAATGACCGTGCCTTCGTCCACTGCAGTCCGTACGTACTCATCAATGAATTGGGTCTTGTTCAGCTGGGTATTGAATTGGTGGTTCAGTACCATTTCATTTTGAATGGCTGCTTCCCGATCTTCCCAACTGACCGGACGGACGTTGAATACGTCATCGGTACTGAGGAAAGGCTCACTCAATGCCGGGTATCGCCATTCAGCCTGCTTGCGAATCAGCTTCGGGACGATTTTGGAATTGCCCTTGGGCGTATCCACTTGTGCAGCGTTTCGCACAAACAGATTATCCAGCCACAAAGCAATCTGGGTTTTCTGAGTATCAAAGGATGGTTTGGCATCCTGATAATCCCC